CGCCGGTCCCGTTGATGTCTACGCGGGCCGACCCGCCGGAAACCGCGCTGTAGCGGCCAACGCCAACGCCGCCGTTGACGCTAATCATTCCCCCCACCCCCAGCCCGCCACTCGTCCCGTTGCCCACCACCAGAGCGCCGGTCGAGGTGGAGGTGGAGGCGGTGGTGTCCAGAACCTTGAGCGTGATGCCGGACTGCACGCTTAGGTCGCTGGCATTGAAGTAGGTGTGCTGGGCAACGCCACCAAACACGACTCGCAACGTCTGGTCGTTAGCCGTTGACGAGTTCTGGCGACCAATCAACTGCCAGTAGGTCGAGGCTCCGGTCGAGGTCGGGAAAAAGACGCTGGCTTGATTCCCTGTAGCAACAGATGCCGTGTTTTCGGCGAGCAGGATGCCACCAGTAGAGCCACTAGCTGAAACGCTGGATTTGAGATTAGCTGCAACCGAAGTCGCCCCAGTCACCGTCAGCGTCCCGCCCACCGTGGCGTTGCCGGTTAGCGCAAGGGTTGTGCCGCTCGCCGCGCCCTCGACGACAAGCCCACCGCGCAACGTGGTCCCCGTGCCACCACCCGCGCCAGTCAGGATCGTCTCCGTGCCGGAATTGCTCTTGATCGACAGCCCACCCGAGCCGGACGCCTGCACGCTCGTCGCAATCGCCGCGCCGATTGTCGGAGTCACGAGCGTCGGCGAAGTCGCAAACACCAGCGCGCCGCTGCCGGTCTCATCCGAAATCACGCCGGCCAATTCCGAGGAGGACGTTGATGCCAGCGCGGAGAGCTTGTCCGTGGTGACGACCAGCGTTTTGCTCGCCGGGATCGTCGTGCCATTGAGCGTCGTCGTGCTGCTGCTGCTCAACGTCGTAAACGCGCCCGTGCTCGGGTTGCTCGCGCCAATCGCCGTGTTCGTGAGGCCCACCGACGAGTAATCCGTCGAGACACCGACCACCGCGCCGGTGCGGCCAAAGACGGAGGACACGCGGTCGGTGTTGTCGATCTTCTCCCACGCCGTGCCGTTGAACACGGCCCAGTCGCCGGCTTCCCAATCGGTGACGCCGTTCAGGTTCGTCGAGCCGGCAACGCTGACGACGTAGTAAAAGCCCTTGGTGCCGACCGACGAGGTGAGCGTCGGCGTATTGGTCGAGGCGTTCCACGTTCCTTGGTAGTTCACGCCGCCGTTTGCCTCGATTGTGATCGCGCCCGGCGCGTCCGTGATCGAGATGCCCGTGCCTGCCGTGAGTGTTTTCGGGACGTAATTGCCGTTCTCACTTCCGATGATTTGGTTGGCGCCGGGTGCTGCAATTAATTCGTTAAGCGATGTCGCGCCTCCGCCAGTACCTCCTAGACCTCGCGCCGCATTGAGCGTCCAAGTACCGGAAGCTCGATTCGGCTTTTCTCGATTATCATTTACATTAGAGACAAACGAATCTCCGTTGTATGATACCAGATCGAGCTTCTGATAAGTCTCGGACGAAGACCATTTACCGCGCGGGTTTAACGATTTCGGTTCCGCAAACTCCTGTCGCAGTTTATCGATTTCTCCCGCCCTTGGAAATCGCGCGAGTTCTGAATCAACGATTTCCTTTACTTTCTCTGGGAGTTCAGCCGCGTGACCTTCAATTTTCTTCTCCGCCAACTGACGCAATTCTTCGATCTTTCGTTCCTGCTCCTTAATGGCATTGTATCTCGCCTGCGTTTTAAGTTCCAGCTGTTGCGCCAGCTCCACCATCTTTGCTTCCAATGCTGCGCCCACCTTTGCGTTAGCGTCGAAAGCACGTTTTTCGCAGAACTCCTCTAGTTCGGAGCGCAGTTGCGGTTCCACCTCTTCGATCGTCCGCTCGACCTCAGCATTGAGATGCTCACGCAGCTCTGGCAACTTTTCGACTAGTTGCTTGAGCTCGGTACGCTGAACGATGGCTAATTCAATCAGCCGGTCGATCTGAATCTGGATGTCCATTTTTGGGTGTTAGCTCCTACCCTTTAGTTGCGCCTGACAAACTGCGTAGCGTTGTGCGTTGTCTGGAAATTCTGTTTTCATCGTAGGGTCTGCGACGCATCGTTCTATGAATGCCTCTGAGCCTTCTCCCACAGTAGGCGTCGGCATCACAAACTCCTTTTTCGATTCAAGGAGTTGGCTCGCATCCTTGTCTGCAATCATTGGTTGGATATGTGCTGCGCTACGAGCGTGAAGTTGCTTCCTGTATTCCTCCACTGCGCTCAACCAATCATTTGCTTTCACACTGCTACTGTTGATCGCCAAGTTGACCTCTGTAGCCGCTGAAAAGTTTACGCGTTTCTCGGTATTCTGACTATTCTCCTGCCTCTGCTTGTTCAGTCGCTCGACGATTGCATTGGCCCACGTTTGACCGGCATCGCCACCCCAGCCCATCCACGCCTGCCAGCCCTTGCCCTGCTGTGACCAGCCTTCACCCTTCTTGTCGATTTCGTGCCGGTCAAAATACGCTTTCATCCGGCGCACGGTATCTTCGCTCAACGGCTTACGATTCTGCAGATCGCGGGCGCGCGCCAATCCAACAGCGGTCATTCCGCGCTGCGACGGCGGCTTGGTAGCCCGAATTTCGAGCGCACGCTTTGCGTTCGACGCCATTTCCTTTGTCGGCACATACGTGTCGTCGGCAAAGTTGATCTCGATGAATCCATCCGGCACCGATGCCGTGGTGGCTTCTTCCGTTGGCTGCGTATCGGCAGGCTCCGAACTCTGCGGCGTGATAGATTCGCTCTGCGCTTTGCTCGCCTTATCGGCGGTTTGGTCACCGACGGCGGCAGCGGCAGCAGGAGTGGAAGGCAACGAACTGGTGACCAGCCGGATCGCAGTTTCCGGCACGTCGTATTTTTGCGACAGGTCTTTAATGTACGCGGCCTCCGCAGCGATTTGATCGAGGCGGGCAAACGCATCCGTGCCCTCCTGAGCCGCAATCTCTTGCAGCGACTTAGCGCCCTGCCGATTTTCCGCCATATTTGCGGCGGACTCACGACCGACATCGATGGTCAACTTCGGCGGGAATCTCCACTCGCCACGGGTGGCACGACGGAGCGCCTGCACCATCGTCTCGCCACTCTGAAGTGAAGGCGGCGGCAATTCCTGTCGGGCAATCGCATCGAGGAGCACCGCGTTTTTGATCGGATCGAGAACCTTATCTTGTAAAACGCCCTGATGCCGAGTGAACACTCGGTCGGCGGCGGCAAATTCTGCACGGACGCTGGGTCCGCTGTAGTCCTCGGTGCCAAACAGAACGCCCTGCGGGATGCCGGTGCCGATGGAGATTTCGTGCATCAGATGCGCGATGAATCCAGCAAACGCATTGGACGGGCGCGAAGGCATCACCTCCACCTTGTCCGCCGTTCCGAAGTAGCGGATGGTGGCGACCTGAGAAAACTCGTTCTGCTGCTCCTGACCGTTCGGCAGAACCTGATTTGGCGGACCGGGAGTAAACAGATTCCGAGGATTCGCGCTGCCTCGATCAGAGAACACAAGCGCCGCCTGCTGGCTGGCAAATCGGACGCCAGCCTTCTCGGCTTCCAGAATCTCGTTGAGCATCCTGATCGTCCGCTCGGTGCAATGGAAGTCGGTGACGCCACGCATTTGATCCGAACGGAACGGATCAAAATAGTGGCAGAAACTGGACGCCGGAATGTCTTCCGCACCGAAATACACGCCTTCGCGCGTCACACGGTAGATTCGGTACGCAATCGGACGACCGAAATCATCGACGATGACGCCTTGGAAGTAGTTGTCGCCCTCCGCACCGATCTCGTTCGGGTTGCCGATACGAGTCGCAGGGATCATCTGAATCTTGAGTCCCTCGTCGAAACGTCGGATGGCAAAGCCGCAGTCGCCATCGACCGGACGCTCTTCGCACGCCAACTGGATCAGCTTACGGAAACTGTGCCGCCCGCTGATATCGCATTGCTTGCACCATTGGTGGAAGAACTCATTGACCTGCGCGTTGTACGTCTTGTCGCCGGTAGCTGCGCTGTATTCGGTCGGCGTGAGGAATTGACCAAACTTGCGCGAAATTGCCCGAGCCTGCGGTACGTTTTCTACCAGCTCACGCGCTTCCCACATCATCACGACGCGAGAGCGCGTGGTCTGCGCCGACTCACTCGGCTGACCGTAGGTACGCGGAGCGTAAATCCGGTTGGTTACGCTGGCATTGTACGAGAACAGTTCGCGCTGCACACGCGCTTCCAGCCGCTTGAGCGCATAGCTCGGAGCGACGGCTTCGAGCGCCCGCTCGTACCAAGGACGATCCGCGATGACCTTAGAGGCGTCGAAACTGGATAGGTTGCTCATCGTCAAAATCCGTTGAACGAGACGAACGAGGTCGTCGTGGTGGTGCCGTTCGCATCGTCAATCGCGGACTGCAACTGACCGAGCATCATATTGAGTTTATCGAGGTCGGCGCGGTTAACGGACTTACCGTTCAGACTGTAACTCTGATTCAGCAGGACGGCTTGGATGGCGTCGAGCGTCTTCGTCTTCAGCGTGTTCAGCGTACCGACATCGATGCCGAAAAAAGGATTGGACAGCGCTGCCATTTGAAATGGCGGCGTCCGTCAAAAGGCTTTTGACTACGCGGCCAGTTCCTTAGGCGGAACGTACCGAAGCACGTTCGCTATCGTCGCCATACATAACAGCATCGCAGAGGTGTCCAGACCGTGATTTGGCGCGTTATGTTTGACCTCACGCCACTCCCATACCCCAGAACGCACCTCAATCTTGGACTCGCCCTTTAGGTGCTCCAGATACAACGGATTAACGTCGCTCGGTAGCTCCCATTTGAGATCTCCCTTACCTTCGAGCGCCGTCTGGAGTACGTCTTTGAAGTAGTCGCCGCTAAAGTTGTAGAAATACACGTCGCCGCCTCGCCAGTCGGACACGTTTGGCTCGCTGAATGGGAAGTTGATGATCTGATTGCTGGCATCGTCGCGTAATGCCCAAGTGCGCCTGCCGTAACCGCGCATCGACCGCCATCCGAACTCGGCGCAGTCGTGATCGACATCGGACGGTCGATACCCGCGATCCTGTGCGACGCATTGATCGGGCACCTTGTACTGCTTCTGAAGCAGACGTAACGCAGACCGACTATCGATCCTGCCGAAGAACAACTGGCGGTAACGCGGTACCGGCTCGGTGGCAAACGCACCGATTTCAGCCCACCAATGGTCCTGCTGGCGGTCAATCGCCATCATTCGGATCACTTCGTTCGGAGTCGGCTGACCCTTATCGTAATCCATCACCGAGAAATCGCCCTTTGGAACGAACACGTTCAGAACGCGCCGCTCCATCAGCCACGGCTTGGCCTCACGCTTCGTACGGAACTCCTGCATCGGCGTCATATCTCCAATCCGCACGCCGTGGTTATGTGCCTCGCAAAACTCTTCGACGAGCAGCTTCATTGGTCGGCTTACGAGCGCCTCGATGCGAAACGACACAAGCTCCTTTGGTGCCCTAGCGTTTGTAGCTACGAAGCGTCCGGTACGACGCCACTCGGCGCGGGTGCGTTCTTCGTCTGGTGACTGATGACCGCAATGCACGCATTGGAATCTGCACGTCTCAACCGCTCGTTGAATGTCGAGCGTGTCGTCGTCGCGTTTGGCGCTTTTGTCCCAGACGACGCCACCCACAACGTCTTTGCCGTCGCGCTGCAGGAACGAGACTTCGTGCAGTTTATGGCACGACGGACATTCCGCCATCCACTCTTGCTGGTTACCGCTGCGATACGATAGGTCTTCGACGTTTCCGGTCTCGGCATCCATCACGGGAGCCTGCGATACGTTGTAAATCTTGCTGCGCCCGACCTCTTCAAATTTGGAGACACGCGCAATCGCGTGACCGTAAACGTCCTGCCATTTCGGAAGCCAGATTTCGTCGTTTACCTTGTACCGGATCGACTGCGATTGCTGGTTGGAAATGTTGGCCGGATTCATCGTCAGAAAG